GATAACCTGAAGGATCATAGGCAGTGGAAAAAGTTCTTACACCTGGATCAAGAGAAATTACTGAGAAATCCCTTTGAATCTCAGGGTGTTTCTCAAATGGTCTAAGGATACAGAGGTAAAATTCTCCAAGTCTTGTTCGACAAAGGTTAGTGTCAGAAAATAACTTATCTGGTAAAGGTTCATAAGCTTTTATTGGATCTTTCAGTTTTGTTGGATATATTCGAATTTCATTGTCTTTTTTTATCCAACATTGTTTACGGATAACAATTGAATCTTCGAATTTTTTTCTTGTTTTGAAATCTAACTGATAGTGATTTATTTGTCCTTGTTTCATTTTAGTTCTACAAGCTTTCCATGCTGTTTCAGCACTCCTAACTGCTTCATTCCTAATTTCATAAGGAACAGTTTGAATCCAAGAATATTTAGGGTCATCAAATGCTTTTGTTCCAGCAGTAATAAAAGAGTCTCTGCATTTTTGCACAAATGATTTTTCTTTGGGTTTTGAAGCTTTTTCTGATTTAACAGATGGATTCTTAGCTTTGGGTTTCTTAGGTTCTTTTGACTTTGTTTCTTCTTCTAATAATTTTAATTTATAATTCTCCTGTTCAATTCTCAGAAGCTCAATTGCTTTATTGTATGTCCAACGAGCCCCATAAAACCATCCATCTAATAACTGTTTCTGTTCAGAATTAAGTTTTAATTTTATTTTCCTACAACCACCAATGATTTTTGGTGTTTTCTTTTCGATTTCAATTTTAACTTCGTCACTCTTAGTTTCTTTTGTTTCTTCAACCTTAGTTTCTTCAACATTTGATTCAACTTTCGTCTCGTTTACTTTCTCCAATTTTTTCTGCTCTTCTTGCTTTGTTTCTTCCACTTTGTAATCCATTATTTCTTGCAACAAAGAAGGTAATGACTCCAAGCAGGTCTTCTGAGAGTTCCTCAGTGTCGCTGGGTTTATCTTCGTCTTTTGAACTGAAAACCAAGAGTTTTGTCCCAGCTTTTTCAAAGATGAACTCCAAGAGTTCGAATCCAAACCTACACAGTCTGTCTTTGTACAGGACAACAACTTCTGAGATATTTCCTTCGTAGACTCTTTCCAAAAGGGTAAGAAAACCTTTTCTTTTGAAGTTGAGGCCACTTCCGATGTCGCTGATAATTTCATGTTCTGGGTACCTTTCTTTGAGGAAGTCGATTTGACGTTGCAAGTCTTCTTTTTGGTGGTTCGAAGAGACTCTTGCATAACAGATTTTACCTCTGTCACTTCGTTCGAGATCAAAGATTTTTCGGATGTCTTCTGTGCAATAAAGCCTTGAACCTCCATGCATTCGGTGACACCTAATGAGTCCTTGAGCTTCCCATCTCCGAAATGTTTGATTTGAGATGTCAATTGAAAGTTCTTTTTTAATTTTATTTGCTGAAGCATATTGGAGTGACATAATTTGAATCAGCTTTGTTTGAATTACTTTGATTTTATATGAGAAATGTTACTTTAATGTGAGAATTATTTGGGTTGTTGTTCTTAAGACAATGTTAACCAAAGGTGTTTAACAATTCTTACATTGTTAATTTTTAATAAACTTTTTATCTGAATTTGACCAAAAAACACATGAAAATGTTTCATGTGTTTGATTTATTTGAGTTGTTGTTAAAACAAATGACGTTTGATAAAATCAATCCTTTCATCATTCAATTGAATGATGAAAAATTTTAATACATTAACACGATGTGATCAATAATTTCAAATAAATAAGGAACAAAGAAACCAAGTTTTAGTGTGATTAAAATTAATTCTTACAGGTAGAATATCGTCAACTGTTTGTAAGTAGCACGTTGGTTTTTCGTCTTCATTGAAATAAACAAAATTTTCAAGTTGTGTGTTTTCAATGATTTCAACAGAATTCAATGAAGACAAAACAAATGTTTTTGTTCCAGAATGAGAATCATCTAAATCAGGTTGTGTTGTAAATCTTGAATCACAATATTCCATGTTAAAATCATCATCCAGATAAACATAACTTAAAATTAGTTTACCAGAATTTGAACTAAAAATCCTAGTTTGACCAAGAGAATAAGCTAGTGATGTGTGTTCAGAAAAATCGTGGGACACAGCGATATATAATGTATAAAGTCCAACTACTGTTTCCCTATTAACTATTAATATATAATATTTTTTTCCCTCACTTGTTATCCAAATAGTTGAACCAATAAAACTGGGAATTCCTTTGATTCGTTTTTTATATTTGTTTGGAATCAAAAACCATTCATTATGTTTTTTTTCATAGTCACAATATTCATATCCAAACCTCAAATGTCTGTAGTCTGAATCAGTATATTTATTGATTAATGATAAAATTTTTGATTTTGAATAGGAATAAACTTCGATCTTTAATTGTTTTTTATATACAAAATATTTCTCATCTATTTTTTGAACTCTCTTCTTTTGTGAATCTTCAAATGAAAATAAATATTTATTTTCAACAACATCATGTGTTTCACTGTTATCTGTTATGATCTCTGATGTTGATGGAATAAAAGTAAAATTTAATGGATAATAGATTGAATCACGATAATAAATCAATGTGATACAATCTTGAGCTAATGGCTCATTGTTATAATAGAATATCAATTGAGCAAAAAAATGATTCTTTGGGAATCTCTTTGTTTGAATTTTTATTTCTTCATCATCATGAATTACATTGATAAACAAATCTGGTTCATTTCTCGAAGTAATTATTGAACAACGATCGAGTAAATATGGTATATATGATATTGTCGTGAATTCTGTTGAATGAGATGAACGCAGATGTATCGTTTGATTCAACTTATTGTCTGTGAAAAAAGGAAAATCTGGATCAACTTTTATTGATAATGAGAGTGATTTAGGTTGGTGTTTTGTTTCCAGTGAATCAATTAGATCTGTTAGAAATGCTCCAATTGGATTCATGAATTTGATTAGAGTTGAATAGGATTATTAGGGAATCAATAATTGAAAAGTTAAAATCAATTGATTTTTGTTTAAAAATCAATTGTTTGTTCGAGAATTATTACGTACAAAAGTATTACGAATTAAAGTATAAAATAATAAGTCAGAAATATTAAGATACAAATATTTGTATTATTGTTGAAATCAAAAACTTAAAAACTTATTCATTGATGAAACTCAAATCTAGTTAATTGATTGATGAAACTCAAATCAAAAACTCAAATTTCATTCATTCAAATCAAAAACTCAAATTTCATATACTGATTTTCAAATTATTATTCTACACCTCAAATATATTTCATCTTCAAATATATTTGAGAATACAAGTTAAATCAGAAATATTAACAACACAAACAAATCAAGTTGTATCATTGTTTGAAATCAGAATCTCAAATCTCATTCATTGATTTGTAAATCTCAAATCTCATTCATTAATTTGTAAATCTCAAATCTCATTCATTGATTTGTAAATCTCAAATCTCATTCATTGATTCATTCAAATTATTATTCTATATTTCAAATATATCTGAAAATATTTAACAAAATCAAATCAATCACAATAAAATAATAATTTGAAAATACATTACATTGAATGTTCAATGTAATGTGGTGCACAACTCAAATCAAATAAAAATGATTCTTCAATTGTAGCGCAATAAAATTTAATCATACAAAATCATTTTTTAAATTTTATTAACAATTTTACAATAACAAAGAACATAAAAACCAAGTTTTTGTATATCCAACATTCATCACGCTTTGATGTTTTCCATCATTGCTAGATCCAATGTAGCACCAAGGTTTATCATTAGAATTAAAATAAATATATTTTATTGATTGACGCTTATAAAATTTAATAATATTATCGAATGATTTTATCAAATAATCATCCCCTGATTTTCCTTGAAACATCAGATGTCCATTGTTTGTAATGTAACACCCATTATAGTTCGAATTTATTCCATATTTTACATTGACAATTATCATGCAATTTTCTCCATCTGATTTTTTTAAAGGAGTCGCATAAAAAGGTTTATTAAAAACGTATCCAATTAAACTTTCCAATTTAAATACCCTTAAATTTTTAATTATAATAGCGTCTAATCCAAGATCATCATGAGAAATTAAATAGTGTTTTCCAGATTTAAATTCAGAAAAACAACTTTCAATGATGTAATTTTGATTCAATTCATCAAAACAAGAATAATAAAATTTATCTCTATAATCAATCGATAATTGATTTTTTATTATTTTATGTGATGATTTTTTTGTTGAGTCAACCAACAAATCAAAATAATGTATGTTTGAATTTATTAAATCAACAAAAATATATTTGTCATTTTCTTTTATCAACCAAGCATATAAATCATTAGATTTAAATAAAGTTTTTTTCTGTTTCACATCATAAACACTTTTATTTTTAAAAATTATTTCTGTTGAATGATTGATGAATTGAAATGGTAAATTTAAGATTGTTAAATCAGGTAAAACTAAAAACATCTGATCACATTGAGCGTAAGTTGTTTTAACAATAAAAAATATTACTTTGTTTGGATATTTAATAGATATTGTTAATTCATAATCTTTAGGGTTATTGTGTAGATTTGATGATGCATGTAAAACTAAACTTGAAATTAAAAATTCTTCATCATTTTTAGATTCGTAAAAAATCACTAAATTTGATAGAGCATAAAATTTAAAAGTATGATTGAATTTTGGGGGAAGAAAATAAGTTTTGTTCCAATCTAATTTTATGGTTGGATTTATTTTCAGATATGATTCAATAAGTGGTTCATCCATTTTTGATGTTGATTGATGAACCACTTATTGAATTCAGTTTTATCGTAATCGAAATCAGAAACCCTAATCCCATTCAATTGATTAAATTATTATTCTATACTTCAAATATATTTGAAGCATAGAATAATAAAAATATATTTGAAGTATTGTTTGAAATGAAAATGGTCGATCCAAAATTAATCAATAATTTAATTTTTAATTCACATCTCTCACAACATCAACAAACATAAAAACCAAGTTTTAGTATATCCAACATTCATAATCACATTCGAAGTTTCATACAAATTTGCATCCAAATCATTACCTAAATTCTTTCGAATATATTTACAAGGTTTATCAGATGAATTAAAAAATACATTTGGAACATATTTTATGATTTCACATTTATTTGGAGATAAAAATGAAAAATCATATTCCTCTGACGTATCGATCAATGAACTCAAATATTTTTTATTATATTCTTCATTCATAATTGCTCCTCTGATTCTTAATTTATTATTATTCGATATATGCCAATTGATTCTTTTTTCATTATTACAATCTGTAATTTTATCAATCACACATGTTTTTTCATTCGCAAGATACAATTCGAATTCATTATATATTATAAAATATACATTACCATCGAGAATCCAAACTTCAAATCTCTTTATATTAAAGAATGATTGATTTTCATCTGTGGTTAGTGAAACAGGGATGTTATCGATATGTTTTATGTGAAAACCTTTAGTTCCATAATAAATGGGATAACGATCTTGATAACCTCTATGAATTGTAAATGATCTATTATTTTTATTAGATTTATTTGAAATTTTTATTTCGTTCACTTCGTATATATCAATGGTTTCATTCCAATATGAAAAATAAAGATCATTAATTTTTTTAATCCTTTCGAGATTGGATAAAAAGGTGGATCATTCCTTATAACATCGAACACTTGATAATTTTCACTGCCCCAATTTCCCCAATCGTCATTATGATCGTATAAAAAAATCTCTGATGTTCCACTTAATGCAAAGTAACGATTATCGAAGATTTTAACATCAGGCAAATGAACAAAAGTAATATTACCATTTTTAGTTTGAATGGTAAATGAAAATGTACTATTGATTAAATTAAGTCTCTTTGATTTATTTTTGATAGATTTGGTGGAAATTTTAATTGATTGATACATATCAATAATTTCTAATCTAACCAATGATTGATATGTTGCTAAATCTTTCTCTGTTGAACAAATAATGACAGATGTTGATGGATCTTTTGATATAAAAATATTTTCATATTCAATCATTAATTGATGGTTAAAACTAAAAATAATAGATTTTTTCCAATCTATTGTGTGATTAGAATCAATAATTGATCTTGTAATCTCTGTGTCTCCCATTTTTCATGTGAATGAATAGAATAAATGATGCGTCAATTTGTTGTCAACATATTAAATTATTAGTATAATTATACTAATAATTTAAGTAAAAATTTAAGTAAAAATTTAATAAAATAAAGCACATAAAAACCAAGTCTTAGTGTACCCAACATTCATACGAATCTTTTCATTTTTGTTTTTTCCATCGATTAATTTTTTGTTTTCAATGTAACAACAAGGTTTATCATTAGAATTAAAATAAACTCGTTTGATTGATTTTACTGCATATGCCATATCTCGATTAACTAATGGAAAAACATTAGTTAATGATCGAAAACAATATATTCCCATGTTCAATTCATATTTAATGTTAGTCTCACTAAAATCAAGGTATTTTTCCATATTTGGATCTAGTTTACCTTCAACAATTAAATAGTTATTATTTGAAACATAAAAATTATTTATTCTTCTTTCATCGGAAATAGATAATCGAACGCATGGTTTTCCATCAGGGTTACCAATGTAAATACCAAAATCACTTGATTCAAAAACAAAATATGATTTTTTATTTGAGTCTTCACAGTGTGTTTCTGAATTTGGTGTCCAAATACAAAAGTCATCTGGTATCACATCGTGAGCAATATATTTCGATTTGTTTTTTGGACCAAATAAATAAGTTGGGTCAGGGGCAATAAATACGTCACCTGAATCTGTTTTAGTATCCCAAACATAATATGCGTTATATTGTTCATCTGTTTTTCCATATAAATCGTGTGTTGCTATTATTTCTTTTGTTTCATTTGAAGTATAAGTAAAATAATAGTTGTTATCATAGAAAATCGAAGAATAATATTTGTTGTCAAATTTAAAGTTAAATTTAATTCCTTGTTCTTGATTTGTTGGTAGTGAAAATAATGATGTTTTCATTGTTGTAACGTCAACTATATTTTTTTCAGATGTTTGTATGTCTGGCGATGCATGAATCATGGTGATATCAGATAAATCGATTAAATTTGAAAATGAACATATTGGAATGTCAAATATGATGTTTGAATCCTCATCGAACAAAGTTACTATGAAATAAATACAAGAATAAAATTTGTTGTGAAACAAAATTTTGAGTTTTGAATCGTTGGAACAAAAAGATATTTTTAGATTTTTAATTAAATAATCTCTGTCATTCTCTGATGTACAATACACCTTTGTAAACACTGTTGAACTTGGTTTCCAAAAAGAGCAGTTAGTGATTGAAGATTGAAAATAACTTTCTTTCCAATCAAGAATAAGATTATCTTGAATTATAATGTTTTCTTCGATATTTAGCTCAGACATTTCATTTGATTTGTTGATGAATAATGAATCAATTTGTATCGATTCGTTACTCTAATCGATGTGTATAGTGCGATTAAAAATTAATTTTTAATCGATCAACTAGTGAAATTTGAGGTTCTGGTTTTGAAACATCATTCATTGATTTTTAAATTATTATATGCTTCTAATATATTTCTAATAAAAAATATATTAGAAGAATACAAGTTAAATTAGAAATATTAACAACACATATAAATCAAGTTATATGTGTTGTTTGAAATCAAAAACTCAAATCTCATTCATTTTCAAATATGGATCTCAAATCTCATTCATTTTCAAATATGGATCTCAAATCTCATTCATTTTCAAATATGGATCTCAAATCTCATTCATTGATTGTTGAAACTCAAATATCAAATCTCATTCATTGATTTTCAAATTATTATTCTATACTTCAAATATATTTGATTTAACTTGTGTTATCAGAAATATTAACAACATAAATAAATCAAATTATATCGTTGTTTGAAATCAGAAAACTCAAACCTCAAATCTCATTCATTGATTCTCAAATTATTATTCTATACTTCAAATATATCTGAGAGTGCGAAGCAAAAACATTAAATAACTCAAACAAATTCAAATATATTCTATAGAATATATTTGAAAACACAAAATAATCAAACTGCCACATTTTACATAAAACTCTCATTCAAACCTCCATTTAAAATCAAAGAGCATAAAAACCAAGTCTTAGTATATCCAACATTCATCACCACATTTGTTCCATGTGGTAAATGATCTTTCCGATCGAGTATATATCGACATGGTTTTTTATTTTCATTGAAATAAATCAAATGTTTAAAATTGCATTTTTTTACATTTCTAAGAGAATCAAAGACATACGAACAAATTTCCTCTGAATCAAACTTTTTATTCAAATATTTATCTATATAATTCACATCAAGTGAATTATCAATTATTATTAATTCATTAGTGTTCGAAATATACCATTTTATTCGCACGATACTTAATTGTGTTCCAGCTATTTTATCAACACATTTCAAATCTACGTCTGCGATATACAAAGATGAATCATTTGAAAAGACATAATATTTTTTTTCTTTTATTGTCCAAATTGTATAATCATCATTAGACCAAAGACCATTGTTGTTTCTTTGTTTTGATAAAACAGGGATTTCATCACTAAAATCTATGAAACAACCATGAATCCCATAAAACATCTGACACACATGTTCCATTTTTGTGCAGTAGTATATGAAATAAGAAATTTTATCAGAAAACTCATTCAAAACTTGATACGCGTGAATTTTATGATTCATAAAATCGTATGAAAAGTACATATTATTTATTTTTATTATTTTCATTGGACTCGCACCTGATAAAGGACAATCAATGGTTTTTAAATTTATCACATCGAATAAATTATATCTTTGTCCAATGTTAATATATGGTGATCCATGTATAAATTTGTAACTATCAATCATAGTTGCATCTGGACAATGAATAAAATCAAATTCTACATTAGAATTTTTTGCTTCATTCACAAAAGATAATGTGAAAGAAAAATATATATTTTTTATTTGATCATTTGTATTAGATATTTTAACATGTTTTTTCGTTAAATCATATGATTTAATGTCTATTCTAATTGAATTATGAATTAAATTTGCATCTTTTTTCGAAGCACAAATAATCTTTGGTGATGAGAATAAATCTCTAATTTTTAGAAATATATCTATTTCACTTGGTGAATTATTAAAATTTATTATTTTAGCTAGTGACCAATCTATTAATTGATTTTCATCAATAATTATTTTATGTTTCATTGTTGAATGTGATGTTTATGTGTTAATGTAAGATATTAAAAACTCAATTGATTGTTTGGAATTATTATTTTGTATTCTCAAATATATTTGAAGTTTAGAATAATAATTTGAAACTCAATGAATGAGATTTGAGTTTCAAATTATCGATGAGCGAGATTCGAAAATCAATGAATAAGATTCGAAATTTAAGTTTCAAAGAAAATCATTCATTCTCTACACATCATAGCACAAAGAAACCAAGTTTTAGTATAACCAACATTTACTCGAGTCGTTTGACTAAACGCACCAATTTTTGGGTCATCATGTATATAACAAGTAATTTTATCATATTTGTTAAAATAAACATTATACACATTCATTGGTTTATCGAATAAACTTATTTCACTCTGTGATTTCATCAAATAAGTTTGATTTTTATTTGAATCAAACCTCGATTCACAATAATTCTTATTAAAATCTGAATCAATAAACCCACTAAAAATAACATATCCATTATTGCATATTTTAAAATCTAATTTATTATCTTCGCATTTACACAGACATAAAAATGGAATTTCAAATCTGATTCCTATGTATATACAATTATCATCTTTAATTGAAACAATGAGATATGAAAAATTATTAATTTTCCATAAACTTCCTTTTTTCACTCGAACTAAAACATCATCATTTTGTACCCAATCGATATACAATCTCCTTTCATTTTCAATGTTTCGAAATATGAATTTTTTATTATGGGTTTCATAGTAATCTTCGTCAATATGATAGCACTTATATTCAGGATATAAAACAGAGTTTTTACATTCATTCAAATATTTTTTATTTGGTCTTAATTCCCAATAATCATCTGATGGTTCTTTTTCGATCAAATAATCATCATAATTAGAGTGACAAAATAAAGAACAATATTTATTAAAATATTTTTTGTAAATATCTCCAAAAATACTTACGATGGGCTTCATTGTAACCACATCAATTAAATCAGAATAATAATCATCACTCGCTACAATCTCATGCGTTCCATCGATTAAATATAGCATATTAGATCCATCCTCTTTAATTTGGAAACTCATTGAATCAAATAGCAATAAAAATCGAAATAACTCAGATTTACCTGTTTTTATATCAGATATTTCTATAACAAAATATAGCATATTAACATTCAAATCACTAATTGTTAATTTAATATGAATGTTATTGCTAAAATCTAATTTTATTTTATTTTTTATAATGTCTCTGTCTCTCGTTGAACAACAGAAAATAGTTATTTTTTCATTTTCATTATTCTCTTTACAAAAATACCTAGTTTTATTTTGAGTGTCTAAGAAAATCGATTCTCTCCAATTAATACACATGTATGGTGAAAGAACAAAGTTAACTGACATTTTTATTAACTTTTATCTAACATTACACTTCAATTTTTAATGTGTAATGTTAGATAAAAGTTAATAGATTTATTTTTCTGATAGTAGCAAAGTGCAAAGAAACCAAGTTTTTGTATAACCAACATCCATTAATAAATTACGTTCTTGATACACAGAGTTTTCAATATTTCGAATATAACTACAAGGTTTATTGTCTGAATTAAAAAATACATTTGATTTATATTTTATTATTTCAAACTCACTTGGTGAACTAAAAGAAAACTCATATTCTTTGTATCTATCTAATGAACAATTCAAATATCTTTTATTATAATCATCGTCAATCTTAGTTTTGCTTATCAATAATCGATTTGTATTTGATATGTACCAATTTACATTGAGGGTAATAAAATCATTATTCGTGATTCTATCAATAGAACCAGTTTTTTCATTTGCTAAATAAACATTTTTGTTATATCGAATACCAAATACAAAATAAACTTTCGAATTCACAACCCAAACAGAATAATGTTTGACGATATTTTCACTTTCAATGTATGTTTTTGTCAAACGAATAGGTTCATTTTCTAAATATTCTACATAGTAACCTTTGGTTCCATAATACATCGTATAAGGTTCAGATAAAACTGTAAAATGAAGATAAGAATCATCAATAATTTTAGAATCTTTATTATCTCCAAATTTTTTCATCATTTCATTAAAATAATTTGAAGATAATATCTTATATATATGAATGTATTTATCGGAATTATAAAAATAAAGTTCATGAACTTTGGTTACCATTGAATCATTAAATTGAGATTTTGTTATTTTTTGAGTTAAAATATCAAATAATTGATCTTTTTCATATCTTCTGCTTCCCATTGGTTGATATAAGATTATTTCTGATGTACCTTCAATCCGATGAAAATTAGAAAACATTTTAATTCGAATAGGTAAATGAAAATATTGTCTGGTAACATGATTAAATTTCAATGTGAACGCAAAAACTTTTGATATGTTTTTGTTGGTGATCAATTCAATATTGATTTTTGGATGATTGTATGTGATTGTGAAGTAAGTTTTAAAAAGTTTTGAATCTTTTTCTGATGAAAATATTAAGTTTGGAATACCAGAACAATAAGAGAAATCAATTGAAAATGAAGTATAATTTTTGAGATTTCTCATTGGATCAATAAAACTAAGAAATGTACATTTCTTCCAATCTATGGTGTGATTAGGATCAATAAGTATATCTGGTTTAATCATGTTTAAAATGGGAAATTAGATTTATGAATTTTCAATTTGTTGTAATTCTGGTTTAACTTGTATTCTCAAATATATTTGAAGTATGGAATAATAATTTGAAATCGATTGGTGGGTTTTGAGATTTGAGTTTCAAACAATTGATGAATGAGATTTGAGATTCAAACAATGATACAACTTGATTTGTTTGTGTTGTTAATATTTCTGATTTAACTTGTATTCTCAAATATATTTGAAGATGAAATATATTTGAAGTATAGAATAATAATTTGAAAATCAATGAATGAG